TAATTTACGCTGGAATTTTAGTCCAGTTTATCAGGTGTCTCAGGTTACCGAAAATGCGTTTAACAAAGTGATGTTTGGTAATGGTAAATATGGTTCTAAATTGGTTGAGGCAATGAGAAGTAATCCAGAAACTGCTCAGGCTATTTATGAACAAATGGACATTGGTAAGGTTATGGAAAAGGGTTTATATGGTGGTGACGTTGAAACGATGGAAAAAATAAGTGCTAGTAAATTGCCTGGAGAAATTGAGCGTCTGGCCCAGGGTACAAAATATGAAAACATGAAAGGAGCCGAGCTTATGAATGAATTAGAAAGTGCGATGGCAGATGTTCAAAAATCATTTGTAGCCGAGAAGAAGGTTGGTATTAGCGAAGAATTCGAAAATGCTTTAGCTAGAAAAGTTGGTAGAGATAAGGTTCAATTATTTAAAGACGCTCTTAAGTCATCTGATAATTATGGTTACGAAAGGGTGTGGGGAACCAAACGTGGTGGATTGGAAAAATCCATAAACCTAGCGTTGTTTCCAACTTCTTACAATAAACGGTTGACCAGCAATATGATTCGTGGTTTAGGTGAAAGTTCTTTTTACCGTAATTTTGTTAGGTTGTTGGCTTATCAAAAACAGAACTATGAGGGTAGGAGTATTGATACGGCCGTTAATGACTTTTTAGATTCCCACCCCGAGTATTTCCCTTATTCAAATGTTATAACGAATTATATTAGTGGACAGGTTGGTGCTGGGCCACAATTGGTTGAACGAATTGGCTTGACATTAATGGGTGTTTATAACCCAGCTACTGGTGCACCATATAAAATATCGTCATTGCCTAGTTTGATTTCACCGCAGTATAGATTAATTAAGGGTGTTGGTGATGCGGCAACTAAGTTTATTAATAAGTAACTAATTAAAATAAGCTCTTTTCCGTGTCAAGACACGTTAAAGTGCAAGGAGCTAACAATATGGATGAAGTTACCCCTTCTCCTACACCGTCAGCAGCAGACGTTAAAACTGAGGGAGAAAAAGCTGTGCCCTATGAACGCTTTAAAGAGGTCAATGACCAATTAAAGGCGTTAAAAGAGGCACAGGAACAAAGGGCTCGAGAGTTGGAAATTGAAAAACGTTCTCGAATGTCCGCCGAAGAGCGATTAGCCTTAGATGCCAGTGAAAAGGCAGAAAAGGTCAAAGAGTTAGAGCAACAAAATTATCTTCTAGCGAAGAAGATGGCTACCCAAGAGGTTTTACAAAAATATCCTCATGCAGCCAAAGTAGTGAATGATTTCGGAATGGAACTGCAGGGAGATTCCATCGAAGCACTAGAAGAACATGCTCGAACAATTGAAGCCAAGGCTACCGCAACTGGTGGAGAACTAGAGGAAGGAAAATCGTTTCCGATTTATGACCGAGGTAAGGGTCGTGAGCCGCTTCCAGTGGAAAAAACAGATGCCTGGAAAATTCCGTTAGAAGATTTAAGAAAAATCTTACCAAAAAAGAGTTAATTAATCTAATTTTCCAAAGAATATGGCACAACCTTATTCAACGGAAGATACAACTGGTAGTAAGATGCAATATTTGCTATCAACCTATTATGAACGAAAGTTCTTAACTCGGTTGACCAGCAATTTTGTACTGTACCCCTTAATGACCAAAACCTATTTGCCTGCTGGCGAGGGTAAGATTGTTAAGTGGTCTCGTTACTCCAATTGGCGTGCTGGTATTGAATTGACCGAGGGGTCAGCTCCATCTCCAGTAGCAATGTCTGCGGCTAATGTTACCGCTACCCTAACTCAGTTGGGTGGCTTTATCCAGTCGTCTGACTTGCTATCTATGACCTGTATCGACCGTAACCTAGAGGGTGCAACTCAAGTGTTAGCCGATGGTGCTGCATTTAGTGTTGACACTTACATTTTACGTGCGATGATTGGTTTAACTGGTGGTTCGGTCTCGTCTGATGATGTTATCGTCCCGGCGGCTTCAAGTCAGGTAACTCGTAACGGTTTGTTGATGAAGTATTTCAATGACCGTATACTAATTTCTGGCGTTGTTGCTGCTAACGTGGCTACATTAGACGAGGTTCGGCAGTGTGTTCGCAATCTGCGAAAACTTGATGCCAAACCATTCTCAGATGGCTATTATGTTGGCGTGATTCATCCTCAAGTTGCTTTCGATATAATGGGTGACACGGCGACTGCTGGCTGGGCTGATTGGCAGAAATACACCACCCCAGAAGTAATGTATAAGGGCGAAATTGGTCGGGCGATGGGCGTTCGCTTCATCGAATCAACCAATATGTTTCGTCATTCATCTGGTGCTGGTGCTTCTACTTCGGCTTACTACACTCCAATTTTTGGTCCTGATGCGGTTGGCGTTGTCGAAATTGGTGGTGAAAATCCTGGCATCAATTTGTTTGTCAAGGGTCCAAACCAATACGATACCAATAACCCATTGAATCAATGGAGTACCGTTGGTTACAAGATTACATTTGCGGCTCGGGTGCTCAACCCTTCCTGTGGTGTTATTCTTGTTACTGGCTCAAATGCCTAGTAGTATCTTTCCACTGGCCCTCTTTATTGGGGGCCAGAACTAAGACACTAATATATGGAATTTTTAATAATTATTATCTTAGTAAGTTTCTTGGCTGGTTGGTTCAGTGCATCCTTATTTAGCAGCCGAGAAAAAAGAAAAGATTTTTTCAGGTAATATGGAGATATCAGAAGAAAAAATGATTGAGTTAATAGTCGACCCAGTTAGACGTGATGTCAGTCGAATAGAAAAGAAAATAGATTGCTTTATGGGTGATTGTAACAAAAAATTTGCATCCAAACTTGTTGAAAAAATTGTTTATGGTTTAGTCGGATTAGTCGTTATTTCTGTTGCGACGGCGTTGGTTACCGGGGTGTTAAAGGCTGCTGAATATATTTTAAAATAAATTATAATATTATGTTAAGAAATGTATCGTTAAAAACATTGGCTAAACTAAGAGATTATGTTAGAGCCAATTTGAATCAAACAACTGCACCAACCACATCATTAGATTTTTGGCCAGATGCTTATATTGACCAACAAATCAATGCCCATATATCTGATTTGAGAGGTCATTTTTATGAGGATGCCTATGATTTTACTTCTTTAACTACCTTATCTGCTCAAATCGACTATGCCATTCCATCTGGTTTTGATGAACGGACAATTCATCGTATTGAATTATGGGACAGTGATAAAAGTTCAATGATGTGTATTTTGAAAGATTATCGTCTAGCTGATGGTAAGATTATACTCTCTGGTCCAATCGGTGAAGACGGTGATTACTTCAAGATTGAAGGTCAAAGGTACCCATATCAATTGCCGGCCACTCCTCTATGTGCGTATTCAACCCTGGGTATGGCTTTAGCTACTACTACGGCGTCTGCATCGGCCTCATCGTTAGACGGTTGGCCAGATTTTGGGTATTTCACTACCAATCAAGGAGAGTACATTCAATATACCGACCGAACGGCCAAGGCACTATACGGATTCACCCGTGGTTTCAACCTATCAAATGCTTTGTCTGCCGCTAACTCGTCTTATGTTTGTGCTTGTTTCAACGGTCCGACCGAAGCTGAGGATTTAGTAGTGATTGGTTCTACGGCTCAATTGATTCGTAATATGATGGCCAATCGTATTATGTACACACATTATGCGGCTAGAGTTAATCGAGAGAATGGTAATACGATTGATATTATGCGTGCAGCCAATGAGTTTGAACAACAATATAGAGAAAAATTAAATAACCTGTCTCGGGGTGGACATATATCTATTTTGAGACACGAAAAATAAATGCCCGTACCAGAGAAAAAAGAAATAACGCTTGATTCTGTATACAGTAGCCTTAGTGATATCGCCACCAGTCTTGCTAATGATTATGTTAAAAAAGCAGACTACCAGATTAACGGGATGGAGTATGATGATAATAATCGAATCAATAAGATTTGTGGTTGGTCAATCAGCCAAACCGAATTTTCTAACGGTAGTGTTAAAATACAATCAACGGCCGAAAGAATATTAATGGGCCTGGCCACCGCTCCACTAACCGGTGTTGGCGTGTTTCTCGGTAAAGATGGTACTGATTATGAGTTTAGGGCTGGTAACCCTGCTGGTGATTATATCCACTGGGATGGTACTAATCTTAATATTACTGGTACGGTTACGGCTGGTACAATTGTTGGTGGTACAATACGTTATGGTAAGACCACTTTTACTGATTCGACTAATGCTGGTTACTACATAAGTTCGGCTGGTTTTTACTTCGGTAGTGCAGCTGACGCTAAATATCTAAAATACGATTTATCTGGTGGTACTGTCATATTGAATGGAGCATCAATTTCATCTCCAATTATAACGGCTATACAAGATGGTTCAGAAATAGCTATCCAGGGTTGGCAATTTAGTGGTTTGTTCAGTGCTACTGATTACCGTATTGTTGCTTGGACCACCGGAACAATCACTTTAATGAATGGTCATACCTATAGTATTGCAGCTGGTAACACTGGTAACATGGCTGCCTTAACATATATTTATTTAGATATTGCCACATCGTTAACTGTATTACAAACTACCACAACAGCTACTACGGCGGTGGGTTCTGGTAAGATTTTAATAGCAGTGGCTCAGAATAATGCTGATACCACATCTAAGGCGACATTCCAGGCATTTGGTGGTTCTGGTGGCCAATTGGTGGTAGTTGATAATATTGCTGCCAACGCTGCTTCTACTAATGAGTTTATTTCTAATACTGCTCAGATTAAGGATGCTATTATTACTTCGGCTAAGATTGTAACCTTAGTAGCTTCGAAGATTACGACTGGTACAATGGCTTCACAAAAAATCACTTTGGGTATTACTGGTGGAACGGGTGATTGTTATATTGCTGCTGGTAAAACTGATTTCGTTACGACCAATGCTGGTTTTATATTGGGACTTGATGATAGTGATTCGGATAAGGCTAAGTTCTATCTCGGTGATACAACTAATTATTTAACTTGGGATGGTACCACATTGAATATCGCTGGAACCCTATCTGTTAGTTCTATTCCTGGCCTACCAGATGATACTACACTTTTGGCTTATTATTCTTTTGATGAAGGACAGGGAACAACCGTTCAAGACTATTCTAATAATAGTCAAACAGGTACAATCACTTCTTGTACTTATACGGTAAATGGCGTATCTGGATATTGCCTTGATTTTGATGGTGCTAATGGTTATGTTACGCTACCTACTGCTCTTAATGCATCGCTATCGAGATTGGTTGATTGGTCAATATCTTTGTGGTTCATAGCTGATGATACCAGCACAACACAAAACCTGTTCAGCTCACTATTATCATCTACTGATAAAGTAGATATAGTCATGAGTGGTAATTCTTTGAGGGTTGGCTATTCTGATGGTGTCGCCTGGACAAAAAAGAGCAAAGCCATTACTGACACAACATCTTGGCATCATGTAGTAGTTACCAATATTAGTGGCGTGATTTCTGGTTATTTAGATACCGTAGAAATGACTGGTAGCGATAACCCAGGCACGGGAACTGCGGCTGGCGTGGTTATCGGTGCCAGAACCGGTGCGGCTGCCCTATCTAAATTCAATGGTCGGATTGATGAAGTTAGATTGTATAGTTATGGTTTAATAAGTTATAATGTTATTGCACTTTATAAAAATCCAAGCGGCGTGTCTTTAACTGGTGTTAAACAGTTGGGCGGACAGTACGCTAGTGCGACTACGGGGGCAATATTATCTTTTAACGCCATTGATGGTTTTCAGGTTTTAGATGATTCTAGCAATAATGTTATTCACGCATATGTTAGCGGTGCCGGCGACCCAGGTATTGGTGATTTAATTATCGGTAATTGGGCTGGCGGTCAAGGTATCAAGTACGACAAAAGTGCCAATACAACTACTTTTGCTGGGGCAGTTAATGCCACTTCTGGATATTTCGGCAATGTTACTAATGGTGTGAATATCGCTGCCAATGGTTTACTCCTCAATGGTACTGGATATTTTAAATCAGCTACAACTGGTGCAAGAATAGAGATGGCTTCTAACTTGATGGAAGTTTATGATGCCAATGGTTTAGTGTGTAGGATAGATGGTGCGGCGGCGGCATCCGTTATCTCGATAGATATTAACTCGTCAAGTGATAGCCGTGGTTTACTCATTTTGGGAAATAGTACTACTGGTACGGCTAAACTTGCTGAATTATTAGCTTATGGCGACCAACAGGCTATCTACGCTTACAATTCCGGCAATAATTACGGTGACACTAATCTAGTTAATTTAGTTGTTAATAGTTCATCTGCATCAAGATTGGCCACATCGTGCGTATTGAGAGCGGCTTCTATTGATAAGGGTGGTGTCTGTCGGTTTATCGGCGGTCAAAATGCTACAGGCAATACTATATATTCGCAACATAATTCTACTGCTGCAGTTATTGGCTGGCAATTTGATTTTGATAATAATTCAAATACTGCTGATGCTTTTTTTATTAATAAAACTTCTACTGGAGCTGGCGTTGCTTTAAGTATTTTACAAGCTGGCACTGGGAGTGGGGTATTTCTTGACAAAAATAATAGCGGTGCTGGATATGAATTAGATTTAGACGTTAATGACGCTAATGCTTGTTATGGTTTGAAAATGAATTTAGCCAACGCCGGAGCTGGCTTAGAATATGCTTTTAAATTTGATGGTTCGGAGATGGGAATTACTGCTGCTGGAAATTCTGGTTTTGTCAGCAACAGCACAGGCACATTTACTGCTGTTGGTTATATTAGGGTTGATGTTGGTGGCAGTCCCTATTATATGCCCTATGGTACAATAGCTTAATTTAATATTATAAAAAATATGGGAACAGGAGTAGGAACACAATATGAAGTAGCCCTGGATAGCCAAGGATATTTTATCCAAAAGGACACTTATTCTAAACAATTACAACAGCCTTACTTAGACCAAACGATTGACCACGAACCGACAGTCTCTGATTTTAGTTTTTGGAAATATTACCTGCAATCCAGTTGGGAAGGTGGATATGATAACGATATATTGATAGAACCAGATATGTTTAAGGACTCCAGTAACATAGATATATTCCTTAAACCAGGACAATTCCAACTCGGTCAATTGATGTCGGCCGACCAGGCAGCCGGGGTAATATCAACGGAAATTACTAACTTTCAACAATATGCAGCTAAGTTTTATGCCGCTGCCAAGCGTTATGTCTACGTTAGTACCGACGGTATAACATTTGCATCTTCTAAGGACTTGGGTTCTGGTAAGGCAGCTTCTGATATGATTGAGCATGGTGGTAAATTATGGGTTGCAATTGGGGCTGATGGTTATTATTCTTTTGATGGTTCTAATTGGGCTTCTGTTGCTACCAACTTCACACCAGATTATTTATGTAATTGGTGGAATGGTAATACCGAAACAATGGTTGGTACCGATACTAATGTATTGAAATCAACTGTCGATGCTGGTGCTAACTGGACAACGATTAAAACCTTTTCTGCGACCCAAAGTGTTTATTTAAAGAAACCCTGCGTCTTCAAAAAGAAGGTATTTTTCTTTACCTCTAATGGTGCTACTAGTAATGCTCCGTGCACTCTTTATGTTTATGATGGATTGAACGTGGCTGATATTTGGACAACCCAACACGATGTCTCTGATTCAATGTGTGTTTATGGTAATAAACTATGGTGGGCAATCAAGACACAAAATCATGTAACCATTTATTCATTTGACGGAAACGTTATTACTCCTGAGTTTCAATTAAACGATGCTAGTTTAGACGTTCCTATCTATATGATTGTTTGGGATGATAAGTTGGTTGTTACGTTTAAAGATACGGCCGCCAGTTCTAACCACTCTATCGCCTATGATGGTGACAAATGGGGTAAATTAACTTATTTGTCAACCTCGGCCAATATTAGTTGTTCTTTAGGAGTATTTAATAAGATTCTATTCTATGGTACCAGTGCTGGAAATATATACAAATTGGGAACAACCTTTGCGACCTCCGGTACATTAGATTCGTCAGAGATTGATATGAATCTGATGAATATTGATAAGTTAGGTTTAGACATAGTGGTTAACTTTGATAAGTTACCAACTAATACCTCGGTTGCTGCGTATTATCAAATAGACAATTCTGGTTCTTGGGTTCAGGCTGGGGCAACCTATGCTACGGCTAATGGTATTCGTGGTGTCTTCCCCTTAACGGCTAATCTTAAATTCAAGAAGATTCAATATCGTATTACCCTAACTAGTTCTGATAGTGCGGCTACCCCTAAAGTCAAGGATGTAATGATTAGGTACGTACCGATGCCAGATGTTAGATACAAGTGGGGTATGAATGTATTGGCCATCAATAGTATTCGTAAGTTAAATGCTGTATTGGAAACATCAACCGGTGCCCAGATTATGGCCGCCCTACACTCATCTAAAGAAAAGCAACAAGTATTAAACTTCGAAGATGTTGATTATTTTGAAACGACATTAAGTAGTGCCCATACCATTAGTGCTACCGTTCTTAGTGCTTATTCGACCACGGGTGCTCCTGCTAAGGGTAGATTAAGATGTGAAAGCGAGGAAATACTCTATACCAGTGTATCGGGTTTGAACTTCCTTGGTTGTACCAGGGGTGCCAGGGGTACAGAAGCCGCTGCTCACGCCGATAGCGTCGCATTAACCAATTTATATAAAGTCTTAATTCAAGACTATAAGAAAGCCCAGGCATACGGAATAGACCAAACGGCGGGGCTGGAAAGTATAGTCGGCCTCTCGTTAATTGAGGTATAAACATATATAAACGTATGCGTTATCTCCAATATGATGTTCCAGACAAAGTAGCCTATTTACTACCGTTCTCGGACCTACATATAGGGGACAAGCATTTTAACCGAAGTTCTTTTAATGGATATGTTGATTGGGTTAAAGAAACGCCTAACTGTCGAGTGTTCTTGAATGGGGATATTGTTAATACCGCTACGATTGTTTCTAAGTCTAATCCTTTTGAACAAGATGCACCGCTGACGCAACAACTAGAGGTCGCCTATGATTTACTAGCACCGATTAAGGATAAGATAATTGGTTGTATAACCGGTAACCACGAGGCTCGGATAGAACAGTTGTGTGGTTACAACCCATTGATTGGTTTATGTCAAAGATTAAACATACCCTATCTGGGATATTCGGCTGTAATTGGTTTGCGTGTTGGTATTGGTAAAAAGATAAGAAATACAAAAATTAACGGTGACTTCATTACATATGTTCTTTATTTTCATCATACTACTGGTGGTGGTGGTACTCCTGGTGGCAAGGTTAATCGAGTTGAAAAGTTAAGAGGTATAATCACCAATGCTGATGCCTATATTGGTTCACATAATCATCAGATATTTGCCGTACCAGAAATAAGCCAACACTATTCATCGGCCACCCATGGAATTATCCAGCAACGACAAATGTTGATAGGTACTGGGTCATTCCTTGATTGGAACGATGGATATTCAGAAAGGATGCAATTGCAACCAGTTAAGTTGGGTTGTCCGAAGATAAGATTTGATTCTACAAAAAAAGATATACACGTTAGTTTATAAACAAAAGATTCACATATGGGGAGACCTAGATGAAAACATTGTTTGGCTGGCTGAGCGGCTATTACGTTCTGTGTACTTACTACTGGATGGGAAAATGGGTCGTGCTCCGCATTTACAGGAGGATACGGCGATGATTCACTGCTTTGAGTGTGGATGCCCATACTGGGTAATCATTGCCTATTTAGCCGATGAACGGGAATTATGGCAGTGTACAATCTGCGGACGATGGTCCATCATCGGTTGAAAGGAGGTGGTCCCACTATCTCCCAAGACGACGGGGTTATGTCGTCAAGCCGTCCGAAAGGACAACCGCCAGTTGGTGGAGGGTGGCGGTATAAAATCTCCACCACATTTTTACGAATAAGTCAAAAACAATATGGATAGGCAGAAGTGCGAAGTATTTTCAAGGATAGTTGGGTATATGAGGCCTATTCATACTTGGAACAAAGGAAAATATGCAGAATATTTTGACAGAAAAGAGTATAATAAGCAACTTAATCCAAATAGCCACGAAGATTCCAAATAAAAAACGATTGGAGACAATCAAGGAATATTTGTGGTATATCTGGTCGAAGGAGAAATAATCATATGACACCGTGGCAAGACGACGTAGATTGCTTGATAGGCTTAGGGTGTTGCTCAATGATAATACTAATAACCTTAATAATATGTCTAGTCCTACGTTTCGTTTAAACTGGCCGTGTGATGTTGAAAAGTATAATCTTACTCAATATTTTGGTGAGAACCTAGTTGACTTTTATAGTCGCTTGGGTCTTGAAGGTCATAATGGCACAGACTTCAGTTGTCCTAATGGTACACCAATTTATGCAACCCACGATGGAGATGTAACTACACCACCAGATGGGAAGCAAAGCGATACGGCTGGTAGAGTAGTAAGGGTTGTCAATAAGGAGCTGGGTATATTGACCGTATATTTTCATCTGAAGCAGGTTCTAGTCGCCAGCCCGCAGAAGGTTAAGACGGGTGATTTAATAGCCTACTCGGATAATACTGGAATGTACACCACCGGCCCCCATCTTCATTTTGGGCTTTATCTGATTGATGAATATTGTAACGTATTAAATTATAATAACGGTTACCACGGAGCAGTCGACCCAATACCTTATTTGATTAAACCACCGCAAGAGAATGAAATTATTAAAAATAAGTTAGAGAATCAATGCTACCTAGTTAAAAATGGAAAGCGTTGGTGGTTAGAAAATGAAAAATTATTTGAACTATTCATGGGCTACCCAGTTAATAAGTCAATAATAAAGGTCGTAGATATAATAACCTTTAACGCCATTCCTTTTGGTGGCGTGATAAGTAACAAACGATAAAACTATGGATTTTACTAAAGGACTAATCGAGTTCTTGAAAGGCAAGAAAACATATATTATTGGTGCCATGATGATATTATATGTTTTAGAGAAGTATGCCTTTGAAGGAATATTCGATTCAGATTTATTATTACAGGCCTTGGCCATCGTTGGTTTAAGAGCCGGTATTGCTAAACAATAAACTATATGGAAGACGAAAAAGATTTACCCCCGGCTGATGATACAGAATTAGCCGAGGAAATAGATAACCTAGAAGAGACACTAGAAGACACAGAACCCGCACAATAAAAGACAGCCCCGAAAGGGGCTGTTTGTTATGTGTTGAATTGTTTATATTTCTTTAATACTTCTTTAAATATTTTTAAGTATTTAAATCTCATATTCATTATATTGTAATTCCTTTTAACTTCCAAGTACGCCGCTGTACCAATTTTCTCTCGTAATGTTTTATCTTCTATCAGCCTAGCTATATGTTTGTACCAATCTTCTTTGTTTTTAACGATTAAACCCGTTTTACCATCTTTGATACTATCACGATAGGGAGCTACGTTAGAAGCGATTGTGGGCGTCTTGAGGGCACTATATTCGAGCCATCGAAGGTTGCTCTTGCCACGATTCCACTTACTATCAGTTAATGGGGCTAATCCAATGTCTATCCCTATTTCAGCACATGTATTGAAGTATTGATATAATGATACCCAATGATAGTGCTTATACCGACTCTTGGGTAATTTTTTAGTCCACGCTGGTTGATAACCAAAGGTAACAAAATCAACCTGTGGATAATCTTTTAATATTTTGGGTATAACATCCTCTATTTCTTTGAGGTCAAAATCGTGAGCCTGTGCTCCGGTCCAACCGATTCTCAACCTAGCCCTTTTCTTTCGTGGCCATTCGAACAGACTAAAATCGATACAGTTTGGGATAATATAGATATTGTCATTAAAGGCAGAATAATAATCCTTTAAATATTTATTGGTAACCACTATCGCCGTAGCCTGGTTTATCAGTGTAGCGGCATATTGTTGGTGCTGGGTATTGGTTGGGTTATAATACTGATATGCTGGGTTATCTGACTTCACATCAAAGACATAATCATCAACATCAATAATCAAGGGTTTTTTAAGAGCTTCATGTAATGAAAGTAATAATGCTAGGTTCTCAGAATTATCCACTCGTTGGAAGAACATAATATCCGACCACTCAGTCTCGTGGAAGTAATATTCTATTGGCAGTGGTAGGTTGGCCTTATTAGAAACAAAATTAAGTCGATGGACCTCGGCCTTCTTGCTTTTATTTAACCAGTGCATCGGATTGATAATCCGGTACAGTCCTACGGCTGTTGATTCTTGATGAATACTAAAGACTTTCATTTGTTTTCAATATTTCTTTTAAATATAATGAAGGATATTGTGAATTTAATATATCTGTTCCTGGCAATATACAGTGTCCTCCAATCTTGCCGGTCGGTGGGTCTAACTCTAAAATGTATTTCTTGTATCGTTCTGGATTACCCTTGGCCATTTCCATACAAAGGTCGAAGATTGATTCGTCATATTGTTTCAACAAAGAATAGCTCATTCCAATTTTATCGGCGACCGTCTTATTATATCTGGCAAACTCGATGTTGAGACCGTAAAGAGTTAAAGAATGAAGTTTCATAAATTCAGTATATTCTGGTTTCTGGACTACTTTATACAATAAACCAGCTTGGTGAAAGAACCTCTCGGCATCTTCATCTTCACCACCTATCCACCAAGTCCACGTTCTCATTGCCTCTGCCATATTGGGGTGTCTTCCCTCTACTGGGCAGTGCAAGGATTTCAATCTTGATGACGTACCGATTGGTACGGTAGAGAAGATAATGGTAACCCCTGGATTAAACTCTTTTTGATAACCCTTGACGACGGATATAAAATCATCATTATCTAAAAAATATGGTATGGCAATCATTAAAACATTTGGATTGGTAATGTTGTGAATAATAATATTCTTCTTAGTATCATAAACATCTATTTGATGATACGGAGAAAACAGTTCATATAATCCCCTACCGACTTCTCCCCAACCTATTAATATTGCCCGCATATTATTTGAATATTTTGTTAACTATATTAATTATCTTCTTTTCAGTTTCTCCATCAAAACAGGCTTCTATTTGTTTGAATTCATGAGTATCTCTAGCAATAACTACTGGAGCCCCGGCATACCAGCTCTCCCTAATTACCCCGCCACTATCAGTGACTACCAGATTAGCCCCGCCAATCAATTGAAGCATCTTGCCATAATTGACTGGTTTAATTAGTTTAAAATTATCCGGTATAACAATTCCCCATTTCTTAATATTCTTCAATGTTCTGGGGTGACAAGGAAAGACAGTGGCATGTTTATAGGCATGGGCAATATTAACTAACTTTTGTAATCTATCCTTATCCTCAACATTCTCTGGCCGGTGTAGTGTCAACAGGGTGTATTTCTTTTTGTTCTTACGGTGTTCAAGATATCGTTGATAATGGATGTCACCAACTACAAATACATTCTGGGTAATGCCCTCTTTTTTCAGATTCTCCGCTGCCTCTTGCGTGGCACAGAAGTTAACAAAAGAAAGATGGTCAGTAACAATACGATTGTTTTCTTCTAGCATCATTTTGTCGCCGCATCTAAAACCAGATTCAATATGCACGATTGGTATTCTGCACTGATAGGCGGCCAAGGCACCGGCGACCGTAGAATTGGTATCGCCATAAACAATCACACAAGTTGGTTTTTCTTTCTTATAAATCTTAATTAGAGAATCAACCATTTTACCAACCTGCTCACCTTTGCAGTCTAACCAATAATTAGGTTCCTTAATCTTAAACTCTTCAAAAAAGGTCTTGCTCATCTCATAGTCGTAGTGTTGGCCAGTGTAGACCAAGACATTACTCAACGAGGGTATCAATTTTATAATCTCCGGTCGTACTCCGATTACCGCCAGTGTTTTCATATGTTTTGCCTAATTTATTAGCCCAAAATTTAATGGTTCTGTCAATACCAGTGCTTAAACCTATCCTTGGCTCCCAACCTAGTATCTTCTTGGCCTTAGCATGAGTGGAGTTTAAGAAGTATATCTCGCCAACACGCTCTGGCTTTTGGCCCCAGTTAATCTTACCGTGCCAATTAAGTTTATTGGCTATCAATTCGGCCAGTTTCTCGATTTGGATTACATTGTCTGGGCCAGTACAGAATATCTCACCCTTGACAAGATGAACATTTTTCAGTAGTTTAACATATAACTCAATCAGGTCATCGATGTGCAGGAAGTTTCTGTATGGTTCACGATAGCCGAAATTAACCTCTTTGGGGTTATTGAGCATTTGGGTAATAAATTGCTCTACCACGAAGAAATCGTTATCGGTACGACCATAGCTATTGGTTTGACGTAAGGCCACCCAGGGGAAGTTATATGCACGAGTTGCATATTGCAAATAGTATTCACAGGCTATTTTAGCTACAGCATATGGAGCATTGGGATATTGTGGTGTATTTTCGTCAAAAACGCCCCATAGCTCGTGCGGAACGGCCCCATAGGTCTCCATGGTACTAGCGAAGACGAAAAGCTCTAAATTCGATAGATTCTTGCTTTTCTCAATCATATTAACCGTACCAGAATAATTAATGGTCGAAAAGTCAATAGGGTCGTAAAATGATTTCTCTACCTCTGTTCTGGCGGCCAAATGAATAATAAAATTAGGATTAACCTCTTCTAAAATCTTACCCACCTTATCGTATTCTAAAAGATTACCTTGATGATACACCACATTTTTATCTTTCTGCTGGCCCTGGTCTTCGGTATATAAACCGTGCACCTCATAGCCCTCTTGACAAAGACGAAAGGTTAGTGCTTGACCGATGAAGCCTTGTACACCTGTTATAAACACGCATTTAGACATATTTTTTTACCATTATGCAACATATCATGTTGCTTTTTAGTCATAACGACTAGGTTATTAATATTATTATTGGTCTTATTGCCATCAATATGATGAGTTACTTCGTTTGGCTGTAAGTTTCTACCAAGATACCGTTCAAGAATATATTTGTGTTGCGTTCTTATTTTTCCATCGGCCTTAATGATTACATAACCATGTTTATTAATATGACCACCCTTAAATTTAAACCAACCCTTATTTTTTACTTTTATATCATATAATAATCCCGATGGTCTTTTCCTAAACCTATATAAACATTTTTTAGAACAATATTTTTTACGATTCAACCTACAAGGATAAGTTTCTATTATATTACCACATAAACAAGTCACGAATACTTTTTTCATAAATTTTAAATTATTTTTCTAGTTATTTGAAATCTACTATTATCTCCTATACTGGTTGTATAGGCTCGTTTATACCCAGCCTTTCTAACTGCCTCAATTACTCGCTCATTAAACCGACCATATGGATAGGCGAAATCTTCCATCGGGAACGGTGGTTTAACTTCTACCCCTAGCTCATAATCTGATAGTTTTGTCAAGTCCCTATGTGTCTTACCGTGCCAACCTATCTTACAACCCATTTTAAATAATCTGTCAAGTTGTTTCCACGTACAGAACCTTTCGGGATAGACCACTCCTTCATTGCCTGGTAGGTCAAACGAATTGTCACCGCCCACTAAATCACCAGAAACGAACAATATAACATCCTTACCCTTTAATACCTTTTTATATCTATAAACATTCTCGTATACACCGTCAAAGCTTATTGGTCCTGGGCAATCTCTGATTTGTTTAATTGTGTGGTAGTTTGGGCTTCTTCTATTACCAATATTATGAAAATAATACATAGATTCTAGGGGTGGCAATATTTAAAAAATAGCGTATCAGTAAAATGTTTTTTGTCGTGGCAATAACGACATTCATAATAATGGGATGACATTTGTCCACCACTTAATACAATCGGCTGAACACAACTACATTCTTCCCAGGCACATTTATGATGTTCTAAAAATTCTGGTTTCCAGATTGGTGCACCATAGGAATTAACAGCATCAACGCCCCATCTTTTATAATATCTTTTAGCATCTTCGGCCATCAGTCTTTTATCTTCACCGGTAATATCGTTGGCGTGTCTTATCCCACCACACTCGTGATATATAATTGATTCCTTACAAACATACGAACAAAGGTTGGGCCATAATTTTTGAAACTTCCAATACCAATCGAAATCAGAATATGCTCTTTTAAAAGCGGGGTCTCTTTCGACCGACCAATACTTTTCTCTCTCCATTAGTGGGTGAAAGTTAACATGGCAATCTCCCATTCTATTAGTGGGGAATATATATCCAGGGTTTTCCATGTTATTCCAACAATCAACCAGGGCGGTCAACCAGCCACGTTGAAACATCATGTCTGTATGCGTGATAACAATATATTTTGTTTTTGCCAGTTTTATACCATCATTTTCTGATGCCGCCGGTCCAGGGTTTTTCTTATTCCATAACATCGTAACGTTTGGTTTCCTTTCTAGTTCTTTCAAATAAATGGTAAGGTCTTTGTCGGCTCCATTCACCACTACCACCAACTTAAATGGATATTTTGTATTTTCAAAAAGAGAATCAAAACACTTCTCAACCTTGTCGGTATGGAAATAAACTGTGTTAATTATTGTTATATCCAAGGGTTCGTTCATATTCTTGTTCTAGCTGGTCCACTATTTTAATTGAATCAAATTCTTTTTTAACCAATTCCCTAAGTCTTGGTTTTAGTCTATTGGCTAGTTTTATTTCTTGTTCTAATAGTTCCTTCGTCCAACGCATGCCGAGGCACCTACCAGAAAAGTTATACTTCTTTAACTGATTGAAGTTGTCCTTTGTTACCAATCCGTCGGCCCCAAATCTGCCGAAAATAATTGTTGGTCTGTTACAAGCCATTGCCTCAAGTGCACCACGACCAGACGATATAACCACATCGGAATAGTTTATGTCATCTTGCATATTCCACTCTTGATTGACATATTCTATGCCCGCCATATCGAATTTTACTGGATGGTTGCTAAGGAACAACGTTGGGTTTTGATTGTTATGTCCAACCTGCTCTCTTTTAAATATCTCCATATCAATCGGATTGCGGAGGATTGTTCCACCAACCATCTTTTGTAGCTCCTCCGACACAACAAATAACTTTTTGATTGGTATCTTTGGTATATCTTCTTGCTCGTAGACCCAACCATGTTTTACAAATATGGTTGGAACCTTGAAATGCTTGTAGGCATCAGTTGTTGGTTGACAATGGTGGCCATGGATAATGTCTGGGTGGAAGTTAAACTCTTTACTAACGATTATATTGGCTTCTTTCAATCTTTTAGCCACCTCACCCAATACTGGAGAATAACAGAAAACCATGTGACCACGCCTGTGCAATTCTTTAGCTATTGTATAAACAAACGTTTCCGTACCGGCGTATCTATCAAGAGCGTTATTAGTTATTAGTATTTTTAGTTTTCTCATATTTATCTAATTGCTGTAATACTCCAACAAATCTACTAACATACGTATGGTCTTCAATCGCCCTTTTGTGCCCAGCCATTGCCATTTGTTCACGCTCATCATCGTGCACCAAGTAATATTTAATCTTCTTCACCAATTCATCAAATGTCTTATATGTTGCTACCTCTTTATTTAATTCAAAGTATTTGGCTAACAACGGATTGTGGGTAGTCAGAATAAACCCACCACACATTGGTACTTCGAAATCTCTACCCTTAATCTGCAGTTTATTCCCCTCGGTCTTGCCAAAGTTAATATTTATCTTAGACCGAGAGAATATCTTTACATATTCCTTAATTTTAATGAACGAATTATGTCCCCAACCAGCTCCAAACGTTTTAACGTCTATCCCAGCATCTTTCAGCTTTTGAATCAATACCGGTCTGTCGGTATGAGCCCAGCCGCAGAATGAAACATCAATATCCTTTTTAACCTTATATGGTTTGAATATTCGATGATTGGCCGCCCACTGAGAAACTATAACGTTTTTACAACCTATCTTTTTATACCGCTCCACCATTGATGGTAAAGTAGTGATAACGATATTGAAATTAGGAGCCATACGATTGCTTGACCAATACTGGGGTATATCAAACTGATGCTCGTCATCACCCATCCAACAGACAGTGATACAAGGTGTATTATCTGATATATATTTAATGGCTTCATAACTTATTTCTTGCTTATAGAAAAGCATTAGTAAATAATCTGGTTTCCACGAATTAACCGTATTTATTAACGAACTATCTGATATTTCTTCTAGGTTTAATAATTTAACATTATAACCAAGTTCTTTCAACGCTGGTAGAAAATGGGTGGTCTCATATCCTTTATCCACCGTTTCTCCACTGGCATAATATATCTTATCTAACCAGACACAGAGAATTTTATTTCTTTTTTTCATCTTTTTTAAGACCATTGATTATGACATCTTTAGCTAGGTTATCAGCTTGGAGTCTTTGAACTTCGTTGACCAAATCAACTACTTTAGCCTGGGCCGTAGTTAGTTCGGCGTACATACTCAAACGGTTAACCTCTTGCTGTTGATTAAGACTTCTTTGGTTGTCCATACTTTTTATACATTAATGGTTTATAAGCTTCTATCATCTTTTTATCATAGGCATCAACCTCTGCTTTCTTTTCTACAGAAACTGCTCCTTTATGCATACGATATTTAACTAGTGGTTGGGCCAAACATCCGAACTTAAATCCAGCCAATGTGCATTTAATCAGCCACTCCCAATCTTCACCGGCCTTCAACTTATCGTTATATTTAACCACCTTAGCCACGTTCTTTCTAAACGCTAACGTTGGTTGGGCGATAGCCTGAGCCTCTAATAATTTTAATGGTTCAAATGCTGGCGGTAGTCTTCTTTGAATCAAGTTTAAGTTTTCATCAGATATATCCCAGCCAGAATAGAAAATGTCAACACTTGGTTTCTTCTTGAAATAGTCGCTAATCATCTTCAATCTCTTTGGATGGTTCCAGTCATCAGAATCAGTACAAACCAATATATCCCCAGTAGCCTTCTCAACGGCGTAATTGCGGGTATCGGATATACCAGAGTGTTTTTTCTTATAATACTTTATCCGTGGGTCAAGTCTGGTAAAGTAGTCTAACAATACTTTAGTCGTATCGGTGGAACCGTCATCTACTATGATTAGTTCCCAATTCTGATATTCTTGGACCAATATAGAATCGATTGATTCTGCTAACAAGTGTGCTCTATTGTAGGTTGGCATTAGGCAGCTTAGTTTTAATTGTTTTTTGGAGTTTTTTGACATACTCTTTTTTATCTAATAATTTATTATAATGTTTGCTCCCAAGAGTGTTAACTCCAAGTTTCTGCATCTTTCTTATTTCTTCAACTATCTTAATCTTATTTGGAGTAACAAAGTTCCAAAAAGGCATTTTAACATTGGATAAAACATTTCTTCCTTGGGCAATAAATTCACACGGACTTAGAGGCAACCCATCATGGATAGTGATTCTCATTATAGCCGAACACGATTCAATAAATTTATCCATTTTGTCTTTGGGTATCTTGCCCATATACTCGACATTGTTGATTGTCCCCTTACGCAACTCATTGCCAAAAAACTTAAATTTGATATCAGGCATAGCCTTGGCGACCGAATCCATCAACCCATTGTTATATAGTTCTTCATTAGTTGCCGGCATATAAACAGCCATGGTAAATTCTTTTGGTAACGGCTTAACATCATAATGCTTGGTCAGTGGTAACGGTAAAACCGAAACATTCTTAATGCCCAATTCTTCTAACTCTTTCTTAGTCTGGTCAAATTCTGCCAAGTGGACATCAATAAACTTGTTCAACGATTCAACCAACTGTTTACCTTGAAGGTATGGTGCACCCATCATCATTAGAATGTCACTACCAATCCAATGAATTATTTTGCGACCCTTAAATGAACCCAATATAGTAGCTTGAATATCTGGGTTCTGACCAATATAAAAGCCCAAAGAATAAACTGTTTTGTAATGGTTTGGCTTCCTGGCTGGAAATTGGGCAAAGTCAGCTCCAACGATTTTACATAAGTTCATTGCGTGGAACGGGGCACCAAGAGAGGTAATACACAATTGGTTATTTGGCAGACCATGTTTTTTCTTAATTATATCTGTTCTCTCTAACCAATTCTTATGACTATCATCCGATAAGCCGTCGGTTCTAATGTGAGCGGTTGTGAACATTGATTCGTGGATGGCTACACCCTTATATCCCCGCTTAACGGCATCAATCCAAAAGTCCCAATCTTGCAAGGACTTGATTGATTCATCCCATTTAACATTGTCGAATACTTCTTTTTTCATTAAGGCAGAACCATCGATGTAGTTGTATTGATATAGGAAGAATGGGTCAAACTCTTGTGGAATATACGGAATATCCTGCACCTTGCCAATCCAATCGGTAAACGTGTAACCACAATAAACAAAATCATATTCTTTATGTTCTTCTAGGGTACCAACCCAGCGTTTCAATGAATCAATGTTTATTCTGCTATCAGACGGGAAGAAAGAATAATATCTACCGTTGGCCAACTTGGCTCCTTCATTTCTGGCGTGGGGAGCACCAGCATGCTCGTTATAAATAACCCTAATGTTCTTATGGTTTTCTAGTTCTTTAAGCTTCTCTTTTGTCAGTTCTTGGGTAGAACCATCATCGGATAGAATAAGCTCCCATTTTTTATAAGATTGTTCTTCAAGACTTTTAACGTAGGCATCTAAATATTCCCCGGTATTATAAACTGGGGTAATAAAACTAACCAACGGTTCGTTATCCTCTTTGATTGTTTCAATAATTTTATTCGCTGTTACTTTGGGCATACTTATATATTTAAGTTTTTAAACATTTCTTTTAATCCTTCTTCGATATTATATTGTGGAGTCCACTCTAGTAGTCTTTTAGCCTTGGATATATCGCAGACGAACCTGATGGCATCAACGGTCCGCAATTGTTTGGTATCGAACGAGACTTTCCTTTTTAGTGCTTCTTGTATCTTATTGAACACATAACCAATTTTTAATTCTTCACCACCGCTAATATTATAGGCCTCATTAATGTTCTGGGTTTCTAGGGCAAGTAAATTAGCATAGGCAATATCCTTAACATAACAGAAATCGTTACTTTGATATCCACCATATAATATGGGTTTCATTCCTCTCGACATTCTTTCAATGAACGAACCAATGCCGCCCCATGTCTTACCCTCGCCATATAAGTGGCCATATCGTAAAATCACCCACGGTACTTTACACTCATACATAAACATTCTTTCAGCCATAATCTTGGTCATACCATAAACGGAATTACCCTTCTCAATCGGGTGGTCCTCTCTAATCGGTACCTTCCAAACGGGCATGTAAACTGACCCAGTAGAAGCATGGACAACTCTGTCACATCTTTTTTCATTAGCCGCTCTGATTACGTTGAGCGTTCCGCCAACCGTGGTGGCAAATGCCTCTACTGGGTTATTCTCGGCTTCGGCGAAACGAGAAACTGCGGCTAGGTGTAGAATCTTGTCGCCTGGCTTGAATAAATGTCTTAAATTATCAATGTTACGGATATCAAACTTCTTACTGATTTTATTATCACAATTAATCACCTCATATCCGGCACCATCTAACAACTTGATTGTATGCTGGCCGATAAAACCGGCCCCACCAGTTACAATAACTCTACTCATATAAATCTTTTAATGGGATTAATAATTTTGTTTTTTTAATCTTACCGCAAATATATCTAATATCAGCGTCTTTTAGTGTTGGATATAATGGCAGGGAAACTATGTGATTGGATGCCCACTCTGTCATTGGTAGGGTTAAATGATTATGCTCTTTAAAGGCCTTCATCTTATGTAATGATTGAAAATGAACAGAAACCCCAATACCGTGTTCGTGCAAAAAATGCACAAACTTATCACGGTCATTAACAAAAATAGGATACAGGTGCAAACCATAATTTTTATATCCCAATATTTTATTATATTTGTCGACTATGACCTGACGCTTCTTATCCATCAGTGGAAGTTTCTTCAATTGTTCTATACCAATAGCCGCCTGCAAGTCAGACATATTAGCCTTCTCTCCAACAAAATCAATCTTATATTTCCAACCATCGCTCTTGCCGTACCTTCTAATATCTTCTTTATCGATACCGTGATTTCTAGCCATCTTCAACCAGACATAGGCTTCAACGTCATTAGTGGCAATCATTCCACCCTCGCCGGTCGTAATCGGTTTAGTCGGATAAAAAGAAAAGGTAGCCAGATGATTAACGGGCATTTTCTTGCATTGGTTTTTAATTAAACGATGGGCAGAATCTTCAACCACCGGCTTGTTATAGGCCGTAAACGCTTCCACTCCAGTTAAGTGAACGGGCATAACAATATCTACGTTATACGGTAGTTGGTCTGGGTCCAAACAAAGATTATCAGAATCAATGTCAATGAATTTAACAGAATGTCCACAGTTTTTAATCTCAGCCGCCGTAGCAATAAAGGTTAAAGATGGACAGGCGACTGTGATTGAGTCCATGTTTTGAGTAAAATACTTCAATGATAATTTAATGGCGGCCGTACCAGAACTAACGCTAACAGCATATTTACTACCCACGTATTCAGCAAAATTCTTTTCAAACTCAGCACACTTAGAACCTGTGGTTAGCCAACCAGATTTTAAAACACGTGAAACTGCTCTGACCTCTTTACCATCAATAAATGATTTACAAAATGGAATTTTTATCATATAGATTTAAATACATCTTCTCTCGTTTGATAATATTTCATATTAGGAGGAATCGATTTGGTTACTAGGGTACCAGCACCAATCATACAATTTTCTCCAATCGTCACTCCCGGTAATATAATGCAACCAGCACCAATCGACGCACCATCACAAATTTTAGTTGACAATAAGGTCCACTGACCCTTAGACCTAGGGAATTTATCATTAGTAAAGGTTACCCGTGGTCCGATAAAAACATTGTTGCCAATTTCTACGCCACTGGGGATAAAAGTATAGGCCTCTATCTTACAGTCATCACCGATAACAACACCTGGCCCTATTTCTACGAAGGCACCTATCTTTGTTCTATCTCCTATCCATGGACTACCGAATATGTTTTGGTAAGGATTGGTTGGCATACCATTTTATGTAGTGCTCAAGATGTTGTTTAAAGTTGGTGGTTGGTTTGAACCCGTATTGCTGAGCCAACGATATATCTGCACAAAGTCGTTGTACCTCCCCTGGTCTGGGCTCCGTGTGGATAATTTCACTATTTGATTTAGTGATGTTTTTGATAAACCTGGCCAGTTCATTGATGGTGATGGTGTACCCAGTGCCAATATTAATGGCTTGTCCTGATAAATTATGTTGTGCACAGATTCTATATCCAAATAAGGCGTCAGTGATATATATATAGTCTCTCTGTTGTTCTCCGCCACCATACACATAAAGGGGTTCCCCCGATAACGCCGCTTTAGTGAATCGAGCAATGACTCCTCCGTAGCTGGTATCGTTTTGATAGGGTCCGAAAGCATTGAAATTTCTTAAAATGGTTACATCTAGGCCATAGGTATCGTAGTAAGCCTTACATAGTCTATCGCCAGAGATTTTACTAGCCGCATAGGGTGACTGTCCATCTAATGGGTGACGTTCATTTATCTTATCAACCTGTGACGTTCCATATACTTCGGAACTACTTGCAAAAATCATCTTTTTGTGGTATTTCCTACAAGCCTCTAATATATTTAAAGTACCAGTTACATTGACATCTATTGTCTCCTGTGGAAACTCTATTGACCTATCCACGTGGATTTGGGCGGCGAGATGATAAACTATATCCGCCCATTTAACCCACGATTCTATTTCATGATAATAACGTACGTCAGCATAGTGGAAGGTATCATCAACCGGGGCTTGACAAGGATGAAAAAGATTGTCTAATACAATAACCTGATTATTCTTTTTTAATTCTTCTTTTAAGTGGTAGCCAATGAAGCCTCGGCCCCCTGTTATCATCACCTTCATAATTTACTCTTGATGAGGGAATTAACTCAATCTTGAATGGCTTACCAGGATTAGGCTCTATCCAAGCAGACAAAACCTTTCTAAAGTCCTCTGGTATCTCACGCTTGAATAAGCTCAATATACCAATCCAGGTTATAATATACATCCTTGTTATAAACTGCATATCTACTTCTTATATTCTACTTCTGTTAATTGACGACCACATTGAGTACAGAATACTGATTCAACTTCGTCGCTCTTTTCGATATCTTTTAAATGTTTAAAGGCAATCGATTTGACCTTAAATACACTTGCATTACAACCAATGGTCGGACAATCACCCTTTGTGATTTCTTCAATCGGTTGTTTAACTTCAACTTTCTTCGCCATAGTTTTTTTTGTTAATCATAAAAGAAGCCTTAACAGCTTCCCACCTATATTTCAATAGGTTCTTCTTATTATTAGTAGACTGGATAGCCTCCATCTCACATTTTTTATCTGACTTATTCTGGTCCAGCGTTTTAGCCAAATTAAACTCTCTGGCAAACTCTAGCTCTGCCTCAGATAAATCATCGACCAACTGTAAGACTTCCTCCATCTTCATACTATTTGAATACTTTATTACAAAGCGTAATTACTTTTTCCCAATTATTAGGATATAACTGTTTATGTACTACACACAAATGCTCTATCTTTGTCAACAGGTCTTGTTCTGATTTCTTCTTCCAATAAAATACAATCGACTCCCATTGCCTTATCTTTTTATAGGCTGGGTCAAAATTATACTTATAATATTTATAGCCACGTTCATAGGCTCTTTTATCCAACCGCATATTAATTTGATTCTAACAATTCCACCTTTTGCTGTAATTTTAATAGTTGTTCTTTTAGCCATAAAATCTGCTTGGTATGGACATCAAGTTGTCCCTGGGCAGACGGTGGTTTAATCCGTAGGCTGTTATAAACCTTACCCTCTTTGCTGGTATAAATATCCTCGCTAACTTCGGCGGTTATCTCTACTCCTTCTTGCCAACCCTGAGTGGCTGGACCATCAAAATAAGTATAAGACCGTCCGGTAGTGTCGGACAGGCTCTTTAATGTCCACGGACCCTTAGCCCCGACGCCGGTCTTAATCTCCTTAACGCTAGTAATCCTAATTTTTTGTAAACCGAGTTCTGGTTTTTCCATATAATTTGTTTAAAATGGTATGTCGTCTTTTTTAATTTCTTCGTCTTGTTTGGTCATCACCAACTGCTCAATCTTATCCTGCAATTTCATAATAGCAAAATACATATCTTCCGTTTCCTCGGCTATCTTATCCCAATCAATAACAACCGATGGGTCAATCTTATGGGCCTTGTAGACCACTTGGAACAGAATACTAATGTCTTTTTTTGTCCACTGATTAAAGTCTGTCATATATTTATAAAGGTAGCTTAGCACACTCAGGATTTTTTGTCAAGTCCTGGTTATCCCCACCCTCGTTTTCTAGCTCAGCTAAGCTAATTTTAGTCGGTATTCGTAGCTTTTTTTGTCCCATTTCTTCTGGAACGATATCCCAATATTTATACGGCATTGCATATTGTGGATAATACCCGAGATTTACCCGAATCTTATGAGCGTTGAAAACATCAACCGAAACTTTGAATCTTTTACCCGTTTGTGTCCTGATATAAATTCTTTTAATGTGAGACTTGACCTCGTCATACATATTGGCGTCAATTGCGGGCGAGCCCAAGAATGGACATTTCCACAATAGATGCCGCTCATCACTTAGGCCCCACTTATAAAGAGTGTCTATAATAACCGTTCCAATTAATTTCTTACCCCGGTAGCCCTCTCGATAGAATTTCTTATTCATACATTTTGATAACTATTTCGTTTTTTAATTGAAACCATAGCCCGAACTAGGGTATTATAAACTTCTTGAGAATAAATGGGCATACTAATACCCACACCAGTTTGTATCTGCTTCAAAATAATATTATATTTAACAAGATTGCCATCACCATCTGTATTGCGAGTCACCACAATCAAGTCACCATCATTAGTCCTCAATTCTATTTCATCATTCATATAATTTCTATTAGCCTCCCTAATTTTATTAATTTTTACCTCTAACTGAGTTGTCATACCAATAGCTTGGTCACATCGTCAAACGACTTAGCCACACAACCACGGACACTTCTAATAGAACTAACCAAGGATAAAAAGTCAAGCTGTTCTAGTGAGGCCCGCCCAATACTTGATTTACACTCTATGAATAATAAATGGCCTTTCTTGGGGTTGATAGCCAATAAATCGGGCAAACCCCTGTATTCGTCATTTTTACGCCGAAAAAGCACCTTCCCGCCGATGGCTCGGGCAGGAATACCACCATTATATATTTTCCACACCCGATAACCACTCAACTTTAAACCATCTATAACTTGGTTGGTTACCTGATTTTCATTTAATTTAATTTTCATATAAACCATTGACGTAGTTTAATATATTATTAGCTCTCTTAGTAGTTCTTATTTCATCTATATCATCAAAGATATAGTGTTGTAACTCGTGATTTAGAGTGTAGGAAAACCGGCCGATATTCCAGTTAACAATCCAAATATGCTCTGTGTTAGGTGAATAGCAACCATAGTAAGTACCCTCGGTACAATTTCTAGATTCTGGCGGCATTTTACTAACCATTTCAACAATAATAGTTTTATTATAGAACGGAGAATACTGGTCGGCGATAACTTGGTAGGCTTTGTCGAAGCTACCTGTTAGGAAGATAGCTACGCAGATTGTTAAGATTTTAATTTTTATATAATTTAATATTAAATAATTTAGCAAAACTATATCCTAGGAATAGACAAAGAATATAATAATGTATCGAAGAAGTTTCAGTGGTATCATAAAGATATTTTATACCACCAATGCTGGCTATAGCTAGTGGAATTAACAAAATGATTTTTTTCATATATTTATTCTTTACTCCTTACCTTGAAACTGGGTGGGTTAGATTAAGGTTTTTGGATAGAACCTTTTAACTATTGGTTTACTTTCTTTTAGAATTACTGCGAAGAATTACTGCCCCGCTAACTGCGATACCCTTATGGCGACTTCTAAACCGAAGTTTATAGGTCATTTCATTGGCAAGGGAATTACTCGGCTGACTGGGAGACTGACGACTCCGACTGACGACTAAAAGATTTTAACCGAATGTCATACTTCGGCATACTTTCTATTACTTGTGCCTTTAGAATGGCACTTATTTTATATTCTTCTTCTTCGGTTAATTCTCTGTCCACTTTTATTGTGGCTTTGATAATTTCCGCAGAAGTAGATATTTTATAATCGCTACCAAAATCTTCCATTGATTTATTAAAATTATCTTCAAAATCAGCAACCTCTTTGCTCATACTTCTTAACTTTATTATAAATTTTGCTTCGTAAACCATATTTATTTTTCCCCACCACCCAGATTAAAGGGAGGGAGTTTAGTTAAATAAATTTTTAATTTCTTTTAGTGCTATGTTAATTACAGCCGTATCAATATTTTTATTATTTTTTCCTTGTATCCAACCATTCATTAAAACTCCTGATAGTATGGCGTGTAATGTAAATTCAATTTTCTTTGGCATATAGGTTTAAGATAAATATTTTTTTATAAAAACATTATCATTAAAATCTAACCAAGCGAGTTGAATGGCGAAATAAATAATAAGTGGCAAACAATAAACAGGAAAAGTGATAAATAAGAAAACCTTTAATGCTGTTTTCATATAGTTTATTTAAGTTTTAAAATATTTTATTATTTAATAACCGCTTCGTAGGTCATCCCTTCAAATTCAACCTTAACAACTTTGCCAGAAAGACTAGGGGTCACAATATCTAACCCAGTAATTTCCTTAAATATATTGGCATCAAATTCTGGTAAAGATTGCAGATAACTAATAGCTTCTTTAGGCATAGATTTCCAAGAATTATACCAACCAACAGCATAAAATTTAGACATATCAACTTTTGTCCAGTCGTTACCACATTGTTTATATAACTCAAAACCATTTGTTTGGTATGGTCGCCAATCACCAAGTAGTTCTTGATATTTACTTTTAACCTCAATAAATCTATCTTCAGTCACTTGTTTGTTAAAAACAACAAATTTTTTACATTCTAAATTTAGGCAGAATAAACCATACTTTAGACATTCGCACGAATAGCACGAATCGCACGAACGGCACGAATAGCACGAATCGCACGAACGGCACGAATCGCACGAATAGCACGAATAGCACGAATCGCACGAACGGCACGAATCGCACGAACGGCACGAATCGCACGAATAGCACAAATCGCACGAATAGCACGAATAGCACGAACGGCACGAATAGCACGAATAGCACGAATAGCACGAATAGCACGAATAGCACGAATCGCACGAACGGCACGAATAGCACGAATAGCACGAATCGCACGAACGGCACAAATAGCACGAATTCACATTTTCGCAATTCACATTGTTGTCTTTTGACATAGATTTTATTTAATTACTAAATTATATTTTTCTTTAGCTTTATCAATGATTTGCTGACGGCAATCGTTATATCCATCTGCACCTTCAGAACAAGTTGGTAATTCATATCCTTCAGGCAACACCTCTCGCAGAATCTCTACTTGGGCTTGGTGACGGATTTGGGAGATGAAGTCTTTAATGCCCTGTTCTACACCATAAGCACCCATATCATCAAATATTGAACTAAACTCTTTATCAAATTCTTCTTCCCACTTTTCATTGTTTGGCATATAGGTTATTTAAATTTTAAGACATTTATCGCAAACATTATCTGTATCAAAATTAGTAGTTATGGTTAGTTTTTCAGTATTCTTTCTAAAAAACATCTTTCTGCATCTACTACATTTTTTAAATTGTGGTTTTTGAAAATATAATTTCATATACATATATTTACTCCTTACCTTTTAACTGGGTGGGTGAGGATTGATTAAAACATTTGATAATTTCTTCTTGCTGACCAATTGTTAATCTAATATCACCCAAACCAAGATGATGGTTTTTGTCAAATCTAAGTTTATTAAAATAATTTTCAATCCAAGACCTTGTTTGATTATCTTTCTCGCAAAAAATACACCTTTTATCCAAATGGACAATACAGCTTTTCCTTTTACATTTTGGACATTGATAATATGCTTTATTTTCCATATTGTATTTCTCACCACCCAGATTAAAGGTAGGGAGTTAGTTAGTTAATCCTACAAAGAATGCTTCTATCTCATTACAAATATCGTCTATACTAGGGCTGGAAACAATTTTGCCATTTTGTCTATCCTTGTGTTCATAATCAGACGCTTTGTGTCTAAGTAATGTTATCCATCTATCTTTTAGTTCTTCATTATTCATACTCTTATTATTAGGGAGTTAATTAATAATAATAATTATATTGAGCCATACAAGTTCTAGTCCCCAGATTACCCCAACGCCACAATTCACCGTTAGACACATCAACCATTGCCTCTCTGATGTTTGCTTTGTAGTTCTCACAACTAATACCCTTTTTAGAGCTTTCAGTTCCCGCCCACGTGCCTAGTAAATACTGATAGACACCACAAGCAGTTGATACTTGATGATGAGCATTGTACTTGTAGTCACTCTCACAATCAGCTAGAGCCAGCATAAACTTAGGGTCAAGGTTAAAGTTATTGGCTTGTCTGACTATCTCTGTCTTAACCTCGTCTTGGGTCGGCTCGATAATCTCGGTTAAGTCTATGATGGCTAAGGTGTCGTTACCACTAGCACTCGCCTCGCTTGTTTTGGACATTTTATCAATACTATACTCGGTAAATCGCTGGTTCATTCCGATAATGACCACGCCCAGAATAAAACAGGCGATAATCACTTTCCAATAGTTTAATTGTCTTTTACGCTTTTTGGTGTGATAATACTTTGTCATACTTTTTTGTTTTTATTTTATTAGATTGTTCTTCCTCAAACTCTTTTTTATTCTCATAGTAAACGTCATTTTGCTTATTGCTCATATTTTTATAAATTAATATTTATGGTTGTCAATTAAGTTGACAATTAATTGCCCATGGTTGACAATTATAAACTCTCACGGCAAACGTCACAAAGATATTTAGTTGGTTGTCCCGGATAGTTGTAGGGTCTTAGAAACTCATTACCATTACATTGATAACAAGTTGATTGAGCTTCTAGCTCACCAACTGGAGTCATCAAGGTATCTAAGTCATGGTCAGCACTTAGCTGTCTGCCCATAATGCGACGAATACCGTCGTCCATAAAGTTAAAGAGCTGTTGAGCGTTGTTGTACTCGATTAAATCGCTGGAATTCATAGTATTATATGTTAAGAATTAAGAAGACAAGCAAACAGATTGACGCAAAGCCGACAATATCCAGCAATAGTTCTTTAATCATATTGTTATAGTTAGTTACTTAGACAGAGAGCCAGTAGATAAGTAGACCGGAGACTAGCTCCAAGTCGTTATGATGTTTTGAAAATATCTAGGCTCTCTAGCAACCTACTACCAAGTTTAAGTTAAGGGCTTACCCGCTAGGGTGCTGATAAGCCCACCCCAGCGTTAGTTAACTTTATTAGCGACTATTAGGGCAAACTCCAAACCCTTTATATATCCTTCACAGTTCATTTTAAATTCTTTTGAACTGGTTGTTTTAAAATATGTTTTTGCTAAATTGATATTATCTTTTATGACTTTATCAAATTCTTTTTTATTCATATTGTTTCCTTTCGTTTGGTAGCAGGTTGTCAAAGAACTAAAACATCTTCCTATTAGTCATTATATTCCTAAATAATAATCTTGTCAATGTCTAGGGACAATAAAAAAACGGCTAATTATAGCCATTTGAGGGTGTTTAGTGTCGTACAATATATGTGGACAACTCGGGGTCCTAACTATCTTATTTACTTTCTTTTAATATTATGTTATAATGTGTGGATAACTATGGGTTTTATATCCTTTAAAATAAAATGTTGGTAATGTCAATATGTGCTTTTACTAAGCGATAATACGGGCGTTGGAAGTTAAGTCGCAACGTGGGGTATTAGCCGTTGCTAGGGTCTAGGGGTAGGGACAAAGATATCAATAAAGAGGATCACCTTCTTTCTCCATCCTTGTTCTCGTATAATTAAGTCCCAGCTTTAGTTTTGTATGATGATTATGGGTAGAATCACCCTTTAAACCAACCTGTGATTCCTAGAACGTAGTAATAAGACCACGAAGACTGTTTCTTGTCAACTACTACAACCTATAAAAGAAGAACAAAAAGAATATATATCCCCTAGAGATTATACCTTGACATAAAGTATCTATTTAATTATATTGTATCCCCTTCTAGTCATTCCCGAGAAAACATACTCCGGCAAAATGTTAAAAGTTCAATGAGTTATTAAGCTCTTAACCTTTAAAGCCGGAGGTACGAAAAGAGAAATGACCGATTGAAGACGTGACGTTGGTTATCGTTAGTGCTTCCTGGCCGCCAGACTAGCTTTTAAATAGTAAGTAGCTAGAGAGCTCGGAGTTAGACACTTGCTTATCCGCCATTATTCTTCAATACTTGAAGCAAAGTTAGGTCGTTACAATATCTTGTAACAGTTTGCCCAGCAACGAGGGCCCCAATAACCGATACTTTGGTTGCGTCTTTGTGGTATCGGATGTTTGTCAATACAAAAACCCAAACTATTTTATAGCTGGAAAAGGTAAGTTTGAGGTCTTCAATGACATAAATAGTCTTAAAGTAGTTTACATAAACCAGCTTAGCACATCTAAAAATATTTGTCAAGTGGCTAGCAAATAATTATGGAAAAATGTATCAAAAAAAGAGTAAAAATGTTGTAATTAAACACAAGGACTTGACAAATACCAAGAAGTATGCATATAATGTAATCAGAAACTAATAATTGCTTATGGGGAAGACAAAGATTGAATTGTCCCCGGCATATTCCTTGTGTTTGCGTTACTATGAAAAAAGGAAAGCTGGAGAGAAATTGAGTTATAATGATGTAGCGAAGAAGGTTCAAGATACTGACCCCACTATTACTAGCAGCAACATTGCTGTTTTTTTTAATAAGTTGGATTTGCAACTTAATCCGCAATTAGAAGTGCAACGAAACATTCTACGGATTAAAAAGAAACAGATTGCCCATGATGCTTTAGACGAAGTGTTGGAAGAGCCAACTAAACTATCAATGAGAGATAGAATCGCTTTGGGCCGAGAGGCCAGTGTTGAAGAAATACAAGAAGAAGAGTTTGATTTTAAAAGACGGATGACCGAGAAGTCATCAACGATGCTTGAAAAATTATTAAATGCGGCTATTTATGGCAGACTAGATGTAGTCGATGGTGATTCAATTCCCGCTAACCATTTGCTAGAGGAAGGAGAATATGAATCAGTTAATGATTCCAAAAAAGATTCTTAATATTCTTTCTCCGGATAATCAGAAAGTATTGGCGAAGTTGATAATTGATATTGATAGCGGTCGTCATGACCCAGTAATGTTTACGGAAAATTTATTGGGATTGAACTTGCACTCTCATCAAAAGATTTGGTTGTGGTTAACTACTAGAACGCAATTGCAGAAAGCAGTGGATGAGGGAAAAAAGATTGGTTATAACTTATTGCCGATAGAAGAACTAGAGAAGAATGAATTTTTGAAGAACGTGCTTGTCCCTTCAAATAGATGGGGTAAAACATTTGTAACGGCGGTTAAGCATTTATGGTATTGTTTCTATAAGATTGGTTACGAGGGTAGTGCCGAAGATTTGACGAAGATTGAATACACTACATTGAATCTTTCATCGCACAGTGAGCAGTCAAATGTTTGTTTCGAATATTGCGAGAAGATATTAAAGAGTGAAATATATTATCCAATATTGCGAACTAGAAATAATTGTCGGATTGGATTTTTTCTTGGTAAGTCAACACGCAATCCGATTAATATAATGTACTTTAATAATAATAGTAAGTTCTCATCGAGAACGATTGGTGAGGAACGGGCTAGTAACATTCAAGGTGGTTCTCAGAACTACATATCATATGATGAATGTTGCCGGTCATATAATTTGGAAAAAGAGATTGAACCTAATATCATGCCTCGTTTGGCTGATAGTAATGGTCCTTTGGATTTATTGTCTACTCCTGATAAAGATTCTCCCTCTCTGCAATATTATTATGAGCTTTGCGAGATGGGGCGTTCTTTAAGAGATGGTTGGTTTCTAATGACTGGCGAGTACGATAATAATATTTTTATACCGGAAGACAAAAGAACAAGTTTTAAAGAGAGAATTAAAGACCCAAAGGTTTACGAACAGGTTGTTAAGGGAAATTTCGTTTTTGTGGGAGGCAGGATGTTCTCAGGTGAGGACATTAAAAATATGTGGCATAAGGACATACAGTATGTCCCGTTACCCATACTTTCGCTTATCAATAATCAACCAAACGGGTTGCCGATAGAATACGGTCATAAGTATATCACGGCAGTGGATTTTGCGAGAAGTGAGGGTGGCGATGCCACAGTAATATACACTTTTGATTATACCTATAAACCATACAAATTGGCCTATGCGGTAAGGTTTACGGGGGTACCGATTATGACGCAGGTCCAGGAGATTTCAGGAATATGTAAGTACTACAACTCAGCTTTATTTTTTGACTCGACTGGTTTTGGTGGGGCGATTATGGAGGATTTATTATCTAAGCAGGCGGTCGGCGTTGATTTCCAAAAGGGAAAGGCGACTGCCCTAGCCCAGTTGAAGCTAGATTTAAGTGAGGGCAGCTTTGCTTGTCCGATGCCCAATTCTGATAATACCGTGGACGAGTTACGTAAGGAATTATCTTCTTATAAGTTAGAGGATAAGAAGTTGCAGACTGATTGTGTTATGGCTCTGGCTATTGCGGCTTACGGTATTTGCGAATTATCATATCAAACTAAACCTATTTATTTTAAACTTTATAAGAAATAATGTATGGCGGACGAATTTTATACTATAAGTTTTGACCAGGAGCCAGCTACTCCTATTAAGCAAAGAACTCCCGAGGAACAAAAAATTTACGAAGTAGTTAAGAACAGAATCTTGTTGATGAAACAAGATACCGAAGCGGCCAATGGCCAGCGTGTTTTGAATCGTGATTTCTATAATGGTGACCAGTGGGCACCTCAAGATTGGCGTACCACAACAATGGTTACTGACAATAAGTGTCAGCCGATTGTTGATAAGTACGTCAGTTTTTTTATGGGCGAACCGCCTCGTGATATTATCCCGCTAAACAATGATTTACAGGATTTGATTTCTAGTCAGTCAGCTAAGATTGATGATGAGGAAATGAATAGTGAGGCTCTTGATAAGGCAACTCTAAATGCCGAGGTATGTAAGAAGATTCTGGATATGGTCAAGAATGGTGATAACAACTGGACCTTAGTTACTCAAGAGGCGGCCCAGTATTCGTTTCTTTATGGCAGTGCTTTCTTAAAGGTTTTATATGACCCAGAAAATAAATCAATTTATTTAGATGCGATTAATCCTGGTCGAACTGTTGTTGGTTGGGAATCAGATAATTATAATACGCTTGAATGGTTTGCGGTTGTATCTCGTCGTTCTATTCAAGATATTTATTATAAGTATGGGGTTAAGGTTGATTCGGAAGGAGAGTTTATCACCTTTGATGGTGACGTTACCAGTAACGAGATGGCTAACGTGATTGATTACTGGGATGATGACATGAACGTTATAATTATTGGTGACCATTTAATCAAGGCAGAAAAACATAATTATGGATTTGTGCCCTTGGTTCATCTGCCATGTTTAACAAAACCTGGCGAACCGTTTGGATTTTCACCGATTGAACCAGTCATCCCACTACAAAGGGTTCGTAATGAACTTTGGTCTGATTTATATGATATGGTTCATTATGTTCCGAACAATACGATTGTTGCCGAGGGTTGTAACTTGGATGCTAAGGAAATTCCGACTGGTTCGTTACCTAAGATTTTACCGATTAAGGCTGGTGGTAAACTATATCCGTTAGAGTTAGCTAAACCAGGATTTGAGATTAATAGATTATTGTCGGATAACCTTGGTTCAATTGATGATGTTTCTGGTATGCCTAGAATCGCTTATGGTCAGGTTGATGCTACTCTAGCTACTGGTATTGGTTTAACTACTGCTTTCCAGCCGGCGATTCAAAGGATGAAGATGGTTGCTAATAATTGGACTCCTGGACTACAAAAGATTAATGAGTATATTTTGCGTATAGCGGAAAAACATGTTAAGGGTGCAAAGGAATTTATTGGTGGTAAGTATTATACTAAAATTGCTTGGGGTAAGTTTTCTCCTCGAGACTTCTCGATTCAACTTACCAATGTTATAAATGCTAAAAATTCTAAACTATATTCAACCCGTCGTTCGATGGAAGAATTAGGTGTTGAAAATCCCAGAGAAGAAATGGTGGAGATTGCAATGGAAGAAAATAATCCTTGGTTAAATCCTCAATTAGCTTTACAAAAAGAACAGGCTAAACAACAGGCACTGCAGGTTATACAACAAGGTAAACAGCAACAGCAGCAATCGAATACTCCACAACCGCCGACGTTGACTCCTGACCAAAATCAATTTTCTGGTGCTCAGCCAATGGCTATGCCTAACGCTGGTCGTGGGGCTCCGAAACGCAATGCTCCGCAACAACCTAATGTAACACCTGGATTATAATATATGTCATCATCCGCTTATAAAAAGATAACTCGTAAAACCGAGACAAAGAAGGGCTCTTTTTCTGTTGGGCTAGAGGGTTTGTTGTCTGAGATTCAACGGATGCGTAAAGAGCAAGAGGCCTATGAAGACGCAATAATGTCTCAGGCGATTACTACTGGTACGGCAACAGTCCAGGACCAGATAGATTATTATAAGAAACGTCAGACCCAATACCCGGCGACTTCTTCTGCTTATCAACAGATACAAAAAGAGATTACGACATTAGAGCGTCAGTATCGTTTTGATGAGCAAAAGAATCTTTGGGACACGAAGAAGATTACTGATGACCAATATTTGCAGTTTATCCAAGATGAACGAGCGGCCGTGGCTGATGATAGTCAGGAAGCGTTGAATCTTGACCTACAATCATATACGGTTAGTCAGTTAATTGATGGTAAACAATTAGATGAACAGTATCTGCAAGAGTTCGAAAAATATACAACCGAACAGACCAATATTCAGGGTCATCTTAATTGGTTGAATTATTATCTTGGTTCTATCCCCGATACTGACACCGAACGAAAGTCTAGTGTACGCCAAGAGATTGCTCGGGTTCAAGACCAGATTAATGATTTGAATAATGACGCTGCTTTGGTGGAGATGAAAAGTAAATGGGATAATGATATTATTTCTGCGAAAGAATATAAAGAGTGGTTACAAAATACTGGAATTACTTTTGCTGATACGGCTGTTGATAAAGCTAATATTGAAGATTTAATTAGACGAGTGGATGCCCAGGGTACGGAATCCCAAACTAATTTGGATTATACTAGATTACAAGTTAGTAGAAATAAAAGGGAAATAACTCAAGAACAATATATTGATTCTTTAACTAACTTGAAGAATACAACTGGGTTAACAGAAGAAACAAAATTAAAATATGATGATTATATTAGAAAAGGAGTTGAAGATTTAATCAGCGAGAAGTTGAGTGATATTGCTGATAAGTATCGTAAGGGTTTATACACTGACCAAACTGCCTTGAGTGAGTTGGGTAATTATAAAAATAAATATTCTGCTTATCAGGATTTATTTGTCGAGGCAGAATATGATTTGAAGAATAATATTGGTATAGAAAAATATAATCAATGGTTAGAACCAATACAGGCTAATTATCAGAAGGCTCTACGTGAATTCGATAGAAAGAATGGTGAACTATACGCTTTGTGGCAGCAGGGTGAAATAACTTATGATGATTATACTAGTAAGGTTGATTCTTTAATTTCCTGGCGTGATACCGTTGATTCTACTTTTAGTAATATAAGTTACGATTCTGCTGGTGGTTATCAGGTTTGGGTAGAGGGTCAAGGTGTTCCACCGGTTTATAATATACCGTCGATGCCAAATGTTACTCCAGACATATCAGTATCTAAATATGGTGGTATGCCACAGTATTTGGTTGATAAAATCGCTAATGCTTTTGACCGTACCCCAACCCAGACTGATATCGATAATTGGAAGTATAATCCAACTATATTCGAACAGCAGGTTGATACAACAATATCTCAAAAACAAACTGCCGAACAGCAGGTCCCAGAACAAACGTCAGAGGTTCCCAAAACTAATATACCGTTCAAGACTGGTTTAACGCCAGAACAACAACAAAGCGTTATTGCCTTGGCGGCTAAACCGCTCGGCAGTTGGACCACAACCGATTACAATAACTGGAACTTTGCAACTAATAATGCCAGCCCAGCACAATATGTTGTTAGTGCTGACGCACAACAGCCGGTGACTGGTGGTGGTAGTCTAACGGTAGGTGGTGCTTATAAGTTCCCAGATGATAATAAGATATATCAATGGAACGGTCAGAATATGGTTTGGGTAAAAGATGAGAATACATTTAAGGGTATTTACGGTGGCCTACCTGAGGAGGGAACTAATTTTGTAACTATTGATAGACGGGTTTCTAATTCTGCTGGTAACCAGGTCAATGATTTGATTATGACTAACGGTATATTAAATTATGTTGCTGCTAATAAGTCTACTCCGATAACTTACGGGGCTACTCCAGCTACTCCAGCTACTCCAGCTACTCCAGCTACTCCAGCTACTCCAGCTACTCCAGCTACTCCAGCTACTCCAGCTACTCCAGCTACTCCAGCTACTCCAGCTACTCCAGCTACTCCAACGTCGGTAACTGGTCAAGCATATATTGATGCTAGTGGTAATATGGTTTTACCAAGTGGTCAAAAAATAAACAAGGATGACCCGAGTTGGGCGGATTACAAGAAAACATATAATTTATAATATGGCTACATTTCAGAAGAAAAGTTCAAAATCATTAAAGTCTACTCCATTATCTGAGGATTTTTTCTATAATCTAGGGACCCAGACTGAGAAGGGAATAAAGAAGGTTGAGGCCTTACAACGTTCTGATTATGAGGATGTTTTAGATTTGCAAGTAATGAACGGAGAGATAAGTGAAGGGCAAAGGTTAAGTACTCTGATATTGATGAAGGAGGAAGAATTGTCTAGTTTATCGAGGGGTAGCGGTCCGGCGACTTATGACCGGGAAAGTAATAAGTTAGAACTAGAACTCGGAAGTTTGAGGGAGCAGTTAGGCAATGCGGCCGCTAGTGCTGGTGCCAAGGGAGTTGCTGCTAGATTCCAAATAATGAAAGCTGAGTGGGATGCTGAGGATATTAAAATTGGAGAAAATTTAGAAAATGCTAATAGTGCGGTTGCTATAGGTTTGATTGATATAACCGAATATAACAAAAGAATTAATGCTATTCGTGATGAAGCCGTAACTAATATCAAAGAACGATACAATGATGATAGATTGGTGGCTTATTCGGCATTAGAGGGTAAACAGGATGACGCAGGAAAGGTTTTAAATAGTATTACTGAGAAGATAACTAGGTTAGAAACTGATACTAGTGGGGTGAAAATAACTGATGGGTTCGATTGGTTGGATAATGCTAGTTTCCAATTTGATAAGCCAGGTAGGGGTTCGGTTACAATCTCTATACCATCTACTGGCCAATCTACTAAAATGTTGAGTAACGAATTAAAGGATAAGTTTGTGATGCTAATGAATTATGATGACACCACTCAATCGGCTACAATCAAACCAGTTTTATTCAGTAGTATAAGCAAAAAATTTGGTGATTCTAAGAACGATATTCAGGATGTACCCAACCCATATAATCCTAAGGTGAGTGTTTATGCTACACCGGTTGAAATTAGGGCGGTGAAAAATAATATGGGTAAATGGGTTGGTGCTGGAGAGGGTGATTTAAACAATGAATTAAAATTGTTTTTGCCTGTTACTAAACGTGATGGTAGCATTGAATTGTTATCGTTTGATGAATATAAGAAATCCTCTGGCCTTACTAAGTACTTGGAAACTAGTGATGAGTGGGATAGGGAGAGGATAGCTCCTGAGGTTGCTAGATTGAAAGATAATGAGGTGTATGTAACAAAATATTCTCATAAGTTCTTTATTAACAAGCCAGAATTTGGTGGGTTGGTACCGATAACTTCACCCAAAATGGCTAGTAGTTTTGGTTTGAGTATATCAGCAATAGAAAAAAATAAACAAGCAATTGAAGTCCCGGAGATATTCCCACAGAATAATTCTACTCAGCAGAGTGTGGCGAATAAAGATTTTTCTGGACCAATAAACCCAGCAACACCAACGGCAGCACCATTCGAAAAGGCTGTGCTTCCTATCCAGCCAACTAGGCAAGATATAAAAAGTTCTATGATGCAACAAAAGCGTGGTTCTAAGAACGCTTGGTCTTATTTATAATATTATATGCCATTTATAGGGATAGACTGGTCAAAACCAATCAACCAAACAATTTCTGCTGTTAACCCAACCGTTGGTAATGTTATCCGTTCTACCGAGCAATCAACGGCATTACCAGAAATAAAACAATATAAGGATGAGTATTTCAATCCCGCTCTTGGTTATCAGTTAAATATGTATGGTAAAGGTTTGGAGGCGGTTGGTAAGGGTTTTAGGTGGTTAGAGGCACAGGCATTGGATGTGCCATTGACTGCTGCTGCTTTTTATTTACAACCAGATGAACCAGGATTAACAATGGAAAAAAGAATCCAGGTTGCTTCCGATATTAGAAAAGAGGGTAAAGAAAAGATAAAGGCTGAGGGCGTTGGTGGGTTATTGCCGGAGGGAACTCCTGGTTGGCAGAAAGAGATTGTTAGTATGGCTGGCCCAGCTTCATTTTTGCCATTCGGTTTGGTTGGGAAGGGTCTTGGTGCTGTTTCCTGTGGGGTTAAGGCATTGTCTAGTGGTGCCGAGTTGACTGGCACCGTTGCTAAGGGATTAACCGAGATTGAACGTGTTGGTCAGACCAGCGAAGGTGCCGGTTTGGTGGCTAAATTTTTTAATAAGATAAATCCAACCGTTAAAGCTACGTTTTATGATAAGGCCAAGGATGTCGCCAGAGCAACGTTTGGAGACATCAGTTTGGGTGAATTAGCGTTCGGTCCAGATGCCTTAAAAGGAATAGATAGGTCTAAATTGGATAGGGGTGTTACTAACGCTATTGCTCGTAAAATGATGGAAGAGCAAAAGGGTTTTTCTCCGGAATTAGCTAAACGGGCTATGGCTGATTTGCAAGGTACGTTTGGTCGGGTGATTCCGTCAAAACGGGCAGAAGCGTTTAATACTTGGTATCAACTAGAATCTGAGTTAGAAAAAGGTAATACTTATGTTTTAAAAAATGAACAGGATGTTTTAGACGCTGGTAGAAGTTGGGTCAGAAATAAGGCTCAAGAATACGAGGCCGTTGGGTTAGAACCAACATCCGCCTATGCTAAGGCTCAACAATCATTTTTAGAGAAACGAGTAAATAATCTAGACGACCTTGCTAGGGGTGTTTATGGTAGGTCAAAGCAATATGGTTGGATTCCAGTTCTGTCTCCAAAGGATAGATTTGTACCATTGGGGCCAACCATGCCAGAGGCTAAGATGATGTTTGTTTCTCCCAAAACTACTGTTGGAAAGGCATTACAATTTATGTATCCGGTATTAACCGAACGTGGTTCATATTCTGTTAAAGCCGATAAGGTTATCACTCAGGCTTTAAAATATAATCCAGGTAAAGAAGACGCCGTTATGGATGCGATAGAAGATGCCGTTAAAACGCTTAATGCTATTGTATATGGTAAAAATCAGGGTATAAAAAAAACCAGTAATATGTTTGTTAAGATGTTTAAAAAATCAGAAAGTACACCCAGAACTATCGGCGATTTATCATATAGTAAATTAAATGAAATAGGTGATAAATATGGTTTAAGGAAATTCGGTAGTGCGGTTAAATCTGGTAATGTTCAACCATTTTATCAGGGTGGACTAAGGACTCTGACCGAAACCGCCAAAGCCCAACCGTATAAAGTTGGTGAGACGGTAGATACTTTGTCGGCGATTAGGCGTAATTTACGCTGGAATTTTAGTCCAGTTTATCAGGTGTCTCAGGTTACCGAAAATGCGTTTAACAAAGTGATGTTTGGTAATGGTAAATATGGTTCTAAATTGGTTGAGGCAATGAGAAGTAATCCA